GCGGAGGATGGTGCCAGAACTGTCTTAGAGAGATTTGGTGTCAATACCGAAGAAGTACGGGATAAACTGATTCTCGACGACAAAGACGAGTACAAGCCTGTATCTTACTGGCTGAAGAAGATGGATGTAAATCGTACAACTATATGGAGGTGGCAGAAAGAAGGGCTTATTACTCCCCGATATGTAGGCCGGAAAGTTTTCTTTCGACAGACAGACTTTGATCAGATGTTTGCTAGGCAGAAATCTATATAATATAAATAATGTATATCGGGATAACGAATGGATATTTTATTAAGCAACATATTGATCTCTGCCAAGAATTACCTGCTGAAAAGCAATGATGAAAGGATGATGTTTGACTGGCTCGTTCTCAAACAGCATGACTTCGGACTTGCCAAGTCGTTTCGTCATTCCGTTCCGCAGATACAAGAAGAAACCAAGATTGCAAGGTACTCGCAAGAGAAAATTACACAAAGATTCGTCGATATGGGATTCTTAACCGTCGGCAAAGTGTACCACCAGAACAATCCTTATCGTAGCTTCTTCGTTGATTTCTCCGTGCTATCAAAGCCCGAATTACTCGGACAGTTAGTAAAGCCTGGCACCGATACATACAACAGTTTGATTTCTAATTTCAGCCATTGGGCAAAGGAGCAAAAGAAGGAGATGAAACCACTCTCTAAGAAGCAGAGAAAAGAGGCTGAGACAGAGGTGCAAGCAATAGAAGCACTGTTCCCAAGGCTTGTAGAGCAATGGAATGAAAGAGTAGATATGTATAACAATGGTGAGCTAACGCAAGAAAAGCCGTCTCGCAGCAGGGTTTACGTTGCGAGTTTTGTGCCAACAAAGAACGCCAAAATGTTAATGGGAAAACTCCGCGTCAAATACCCAGACGAAGCAATCATCAAAGCATTTATGGTATATGCCGACGAGATAATGAGAGGAAAGATAAAAACACCAAAGAGTATTCTTCTATATTTCCTTACTTGCAATGAAGGTGAGTTCGATGTTGTCAACAACTGCTATAATTACTATGTTACAAGCTATGGAAGGAGTGTATAAGGAGGGGTATGTTGAAATCAGCAAAGGGTATGTTGAAATCAGCATACGGGGTATGTTGAAATCAGCGGGAGGTATGTTGAAATCAGCAGCACATAGAACAAGAAGAGAACTAAATATAAATAGAACAAGAAGAGAACTAAAGGAGACATTGACGCAGACATTACGCGCACATGAGCGCGCGTGTAGTCGGTCAGTCAAAATGAAAGGATAAGGAATGAAGATTAAAACGAAGTACATAGACGAAGATCGGAGCTATGCCGTTGAGTTCGGCGAACAGATCCTGAACGTCCCCAGCGAGATTATGGGGCGGCTGGTCAGCTCTATGCAGGTCGCTTTATACCGCCAGCGTTGCGCAAAGATGGAGGCTATCGCACAGGCCAAGGCCGAGAAAGTCCAGAAGGCGAAAGAGCTGATAAAGCAGGCTGATCATCCCGATGTGCTGCCGTTCGCTCAGGAAAGACCACCGCGCAAACCACCCGGCAGACCTAAAGGGATTAAATACACGGCTCCGCTCGAACACAGGCTGAAGAAGTCGAAGCCCCAAAAGCCGAAACCACCAGAGCACGATGAGACTTTCATACACATAAAATACAGGTGAAAATTTCACAAGTTTCCTTAGGAGTGGCAGTAACTCATCATTCTGGCCACGCCACACCACATCCCTATGTGAATATCGGTGTGGTTTTAGAGAGAAAAAACAACAAAAATAGACACTCCCGTGTTAAAGGACAAACAAAAAAGGATAACAGATTTATGATAAACGTTAATGAAATTTTGCAAGGTGCGGACATCAGCACCAAAATATCAAAGCTAAAGAGCCGTTTCAGCACGGTTCCAGACTGGGGCTTGCTCCTCCTGGATTATGAGCCGCAGTTACACAAGATTGTAGAAGACCGCAAAGGCCGTGTGGATAAGGTTCACTCTGATGGTACGGTAGATAAAGCTGCCAGAATCCCGATCGGGTTAGAGAAGCTGCTCACCAGTCGAATGACGGATTTTACTTTCGCCATTCCCGTAAAGCGTATCTACACCCACGCAGATACACAAGTTCAGAAAGACATCGCCAATGCCATAGAACGGATTTATCAGGTGGCGCACGTCGACACGGAGAACATCAAACGAGGTATCGCATATTACGCATCATGCGAGATCTTCACCATGTGGTACACGGCTGCTAGACCAAACAATCTGTACGGATTCGACAGCAAGTTCAAGCTGAAGTGCCGCACGTTTTCCCCTATGGACGGGTGCTTGCTATACCCGCTCTTCGATGAGACAGGCGATATGATGGCAATGTCGTTCGAATATAACCGAAAAGTCAGCGACGAGGATGTAACATTCTTCGAGACCTTCACTGCCGACAGTCATTTCAAGTGGCAAAAGTCTGGAAAGGCATGGGAGCTTATGGATGAGCCAGAGCGGATTTCGATCTTGAAGATTCCTGGCGCTTACCTCATGCGACCACAACCATGCTTTGACGGCCTACAGCCTTTGAGAGAGGACCTTGAGTACACCATCAGCCGCAACTCCGACATCGTGGCCTACAACGCAAGCCCAATTCTGAAAATTTCGGGTAATCTGATAGGCGAGGAACACAAAGGCGAGACCCGCCGAGTGTACCGAGTTAATGAGGGCGGAGATGTGTCTTACGTCTCTTGGGCACAGTCTGTGTCAGCCTTAGAGTTCCATACCAACGCCTTGCTGCGTTATTTCTGGCAACAAGCACAGATGCCGGACATCTCATTTGAGAACTTGAAGTCGCTCGGACAGATCGGTTTTGACGCACGAAAGATGATGCTCACCGACGCACACCTGAAGATCGGCGAAGAAACTGGCCCTTGGTTGGAGTTCCTAACCAGAGAGTGTAATGTCATCAAGGCTTTCTTGAAGAAGATGAATATCAAGTGGGCCTCGGAGATCGACAAAGTTCATGTAGAACACGTCATTACGCCGTTCATCATCGAAGACGAGGCCGCAAAACTTGACTACCACATGAAGGCCAATGGAAACAAGCCCGTGGAAAGCCACCATGAAAGTATTATGCGCCTCGGCAAATCAAAGAACGTAGAGCAGACACTTTCGGAGATTCAGGCAGACATGGCAGCACAAGCAGCGAAAGAGGCCAGAGAGGAAGCTGAGAAGAAAAAACAGAAACAAAATAGATAATTATTCACTTAAAATTCACAAATTATGGATGCAAACATGAACAAGTTTCTTGCCAGCGTTTTGAGCAAGACAGAGATTAACGACGATCAGGCCTACACGATTCAACAGATCCTGTTCCCTGCCGAGAACGAGACACCGTCAGCAGCGTTAAAGGCTGCAAGGGAGATGTCTATAGCTTATGACAAGTTTAACGTCAAGTACGAGGCCGAGAATGCTAAAAGGGCTGAGGCCAAGAAGGACGTTAAGCCGCTCAATGCCGAGGAAATCGACGAACTCGTTGAAATGGGCTTGTAGTTAAGACGGGGCGGCTTTCGTGGCCGCTCCCCTATTCAATGATCGAATAAAAACATGTTATGAACAAGGAAACAAAAGACGAACTCTGGCGGGCGTTCATAGAGCTTCAGGCGGCATCAGCAACCGTTGACGCATACCGACAGGCGGCAGAGGAAGAAGAGGAAGCCGAACAGCAAAAACTCACGAAAGCCTGCAACAAGTTAAACTCAGCCATCGGCATGGTGCGCGAGGCTTACGATATGATAGACGAGATGTAGAACCAAACGATAGAATATGAGCAACCCACCGACAGAAATTATCTATGGCGAAGTAGTAGCCAAGGCCAATCACTATATGGCCGTTCCCGCTGCTGACGGACAGAACCGCATCATCAAAGATGAAGTCATCCGCAACTACGAGAAGTCATTTCTGAGCCAGTGCAAGATCTATCGGAATAAGCTAATCGCCAAGCCTTTTTATCTGGTGGCCGACGTGTTCTATTGCTCACAGAAGAAAGATATAG